GCCGGAAAGGTTCGCGCGGGAAAGGTCCGCGCCGTAAAGGTCCGCGCCGTAAAGGTCCGCGCCGGAAAGGTTCGCGCCGGAAAGGTTCGCGCCGGAAAGGTTCGCGCCGTAAAGGTCCGCGCCGGAAAGGTTCGCGCCGGAAAGGTTCGCGCGGGAAAGGTCCGCGCCGTAAAGGTCCGCGCCGGAAAGGTCCGCGCCGGAAAGGTTCGCGCCGGAAAGGTTCGCGCGGTCTTTGACGGCGTTCACGAGCAGCTCGCGGATTGAGGCTGCCTCGCCCTCGTAAATCGTGCGGCCCGAGACCGTCTTGATTTCGATCTTCATCGTGCCGTCCTCTGCTCGTAATCGGCTTTCACCCGCTGGAGCTGGGGCGGGATCAGGAACGCGCGATCCATCCGCGTAACGCACGAACTGCAGCGACGTTCGACGAGCGGCGATCGTTCGCCGTCCGGTACCGTGGCGAACTGTTCGACCGCTTTCGCGCGGTGAAACTTCCCGCAAGCCGTCCAATACCCGCCAGGCGCCGGCGTATAGACCGCGTGGAAATTCTGGTCCTTGGGAAGCTTGAGCCAAAGGCGGTTCACGCGTCCCTCCGTTTCCACTCCTCGACGTACGCCCACCCTCCGCAAAAGTCGTAAGCGCAAGACCACTGCCCGCCGCGGCGAGCTCGGTACCACGCGTAATCGCCCAGCGTCCTATCCCAATAGGCCAACCACAAGCGACGAATCATTGAACAGCCCCCCAGTAAACACCGCAACATTCCAGCCCGACAACGAACAACAGAGCCAGGCCAAACCCGAAAGCGAAGCGAGCAAGCCAGCTCATCGCCTAACACCTCGAGGTGGCGCCGGTTCGCGCACTTTCCAGCCGTCGCGATACTTCGCATCGAGCCCAACTCGAATACCGCGCCAGAACTTCTCCCAGGCGTCCTCCGGTGACTCCGTTTTGCGAACGGACGCGTTAAGCTCCTCGACGAGCCGAGATAATCCCGCCAATCGGGAAGGGGAGGGAAACATCAGCAGTCGCCCCCCTTCGCTCCCGGTACCAACTCGGGGAAGTACTGCCGGACGAAGTCGCGCTCGAAGTCGTCGACGTCCGCCCATCGGGAGGCGATCCGCTTCGCCAGGTCGAGCCGTTCCGCGTCGCGAGCGCTTGCGCCGCGCTCCTCATCCGCCCGGGCTTGCCACGCCTTGAGCCGTTCGTTTCGCCGGACCGCGGCCATATCTTCGGCCCAATGCGCCAGAATCGCAGCGCCATACTTTCTCAGATCGCGAGCGCCGGCGGCCGTCGCCCGTCGAGTATCGACGTACGCCAGGAACTCGAGCGGCGAAGCGTCGACCCGGGCGCAGACCGTCGCGACTCTCGAGACCAGGCGCGGCCCTGCCGGTTCACTGCACAGGCTCATAGCGAGGTCGGTAACCGTGTCTTTCCACGGCTTCAGATTCGCCGGACCAGACGCGCGCTCCACGTAGTCCGCAGGGGCGCTCGCAATTTTCGTTTCTAATGAATTCAACGGGTTAGGTGGGGTATTCCCGCAATCCGTTGCGGGTTTGGTGCTCGCTTCGATCGCCCGAATTTCGACGATCCGATGCTCACCGGCGACGATAATCGACGTCAGCTCGAATTGCTGGGCAACGTTCTCGGCGAGCCCGAACGTCGAGACCCTCGGTAGCTTAATTGCTACAGAACCCGAAACCCGGAAAGGCTGATCGGTCGGCGCCCGCGGCGTTTCCTCGTCATCCTGCTCGTCGTCGTCTTCCGGATCGACGGCAGCATCCACCGGCGGCCCGACCTGGTCCCAGGCGTCGAAGCGTAACGCGTACTGGTTGGACTTGCCGACCTTGCGTTTCGCCAGCACCCCGCGCTCGACCATGTCGGCGATCGCGTACTCGACCGTGCGAGCCGAGCAGTCGACCGAGTCTTTGATCTCGCCGATTGAGAGCGCTTCGGTTGCGAGGCGATGCTTGCGGCCGTCGCTCCAGGCTTTCGCCGGGATGTCGTCGTAAGTGTTGCCGTTGCGCCAGTTACGCAATTGCGCGGCGTTTAGGAACACGAGAACCGCCCACGCAAAACCGGATGGCATCTTGTCGCCGTAGAGGTGGCGAATCGCACGCGGTAGCGCTTCCCAGCCGCCGGCCGCCCGGTATTCGATCGGTACGCGAGACTGGTCCTTGTCGTCGAATGGCGTTTGATGCGCGTCGTTTGCGCGCTGCGGAGTTCGTTTCGATTGTGTTGCTGTGGCCCCTGAACCCATATACCCTCATTCATGCTGTCGGTGATGGACATTGATTACAGGTACGGGGAAGGGTAGAATGAACTTACTCGCGGCTATACCATCGGCCGCGGGTCCTTACCCGACGCTGTATGTTCTACCTCTCACAACTCGAGATCACGCCAATGAAACTAGTTGTGTTTGGTTTTTTCCGACGCGCGTCGGGCGGAGGTCTGATGGCAACAAGAGGCCCTGAAAGCAGGGTCGGCGCGTGTTGAACGCGTAGCAGTGTTTTCGAGAGCGGCTTGCGCCAACTTCCGATAACATGCATTGTTGCCAGACGAAAAACGGTAGTACTAGCAGTACTCCTGGTACTTACACAAGCTTGGTAAGTGGAGTAACTAGTCACTTACTCACCCCGGCCCAACGCTGCGCGGCGATTTTTGCGGCGTAAGCCGATCGCTCCGCGGGTGTGCGTTTCGCCCAACGAGCTGTGACGGCAATAACGGCGCGTTTGCTCCGTTGCTCTGCGGTCATCGGCTTTCGGTTGGACTTCCGAGGCATCGGATTTATAGTATGCATTTTTGATTTCGAGTGCAACGGATATTTTTCAAGCCGCGTAGTATGCACCCGTGCTCGGCCGATTTGTTTTCGCCTCGTCTTCACAATCCCTTCCCCTTCTATTCCCGAAACAGATTGCGGGGTTGGAGCGCACAAACCCGCAGCAGCTTGCGGACTTCGGCCGCCGCATCCTTATTGTGTTTAGAGCAATGCTTCTTTCTTAGAGGCGGGCGCCGAAAAACTGTTTGCAGATGAGCCAGTCAGACAGTCAGTCCGTTCTGTATGCCAACCGGCCAACCAGGCCGACTGACGGGCTGGCTACCGCCCGCCTCCGCGAGCCGCCAAGCCAGCTCATCGTGTACGAGCGTAAGCACGCGGGCGCGATCGCCATCCTCGAGCCGGTCAAACTCCGCATCAATCAAGCGAGCGATCCGGGAACGAATCGCCTCGAGGTCCGGCGCATGTACGCTCGAGATCTCCGCAAACATCGCCTGCCGAACCAAAGGCTCGAGCAGCATCGCCCACATGGCGCCAGGTGCGGCAACCCGCCCGAGCTCCTCAAATCGGCCGAGGTCGCGTACGTAATGCCAGAGCACGACGGTTTCGTCACACTTGCGCCGATTGTGTCCGCGCTGAGGATTTTCCGCGCCGGCGAACTCGAGCAGCAGCGGTACCCGCGGGAAATTCGCATCCGGCCATAATTCCGCCTCGCGTACGACTTTCCCGGGCGTGAAGAAATTTCCGAGCCAACCAAACGGCGATCGTGATCGCGGGTCGAATCGCCGCAAAAGCTTCGCGTACGTCGGCTGACTCCGTTTCGTGCGCGAGCTCGGAATGCGGACACGGCGTACCTCATCCACGCCTTTGTAGTTTCGAAAACGGAACAACAAACCTGAAGAGGGGAACAGTACGACGCGCGAAGATCGACAGCCAGCGGTAATGGGCGTACTGGGAACTTTAAAGCGTCACTTTAGGTTTTCGCGTTACGATTGTTGCAAAGGAGAATCACGCGTTATGAAAAACGCAACTTCGCGAGCACGAAACGTCAATGTGAAATGCCGGGTTCAGGACGGAATGCTGTCGATTCCACTGCAGCAGCTCGGCTCCATCGCAACGAAAGAATTGGGCGGGGGAGGCGGCGCCGCACCGAAGGCGCAACGCGGCCGGCCGAAGACGAAAGCCGCCGGCGCGGATTAGCCGCGCGTAACGTTCCCGCCGCGGGCCTCGAGCGATTCGTCCCCTAACGCTCGGGGTCCGCAAACCATTCGAAAGGAGCCCAGCCCACCATGCAGTTTGAAAACGTTTCTCCCCAGCAGTTTCAGGAGCTCAAGCAAAAACTGACAACCACACACCAGGCGTCGATCGACGGCACGAATGCGGGCCAGATCATGGGTCATGGTGTCGTTGCGAATTACGCCTATAGCGCTGCAACGCAAACGCTCGATGTCAGCGTGCAGCACCACCCGTTTTTTATCCCCGAGTCGTCGATCTATCACCAACTCGACAACGCGCTGAACGGCGAACGAAAGCCCGAGCCTAGCAACACCGCAGTATGACGTACCTGCTTCAATTCTTTGAGTTCAAGCACCTTCCCCAACCGCTCCAGGACATAAGCCGGCCGTTCTGCGAGCTCGCGATCGGCGTAGTCCGCGATATCCCGGCGAACCCCGAGCGCACGGTCGCGCTCCGGAAGCTGCTCGAGGCGAAGGATTGCGCGGTCCGCGCCGCGATGTACAAACACTCCGACCGCATCACGGAAACATGACGCGCAACCGAGCCACCAAAGAAGCGGCCAGCTACGAGCGCCATACCTTCCGCCAAATGCTGGCAAGCGACGAGGCCCGCTGTTGTCGATGTAACGACATCATCGGGTACAGGAACTACGCTGACGACGACCTGTACTGCCGATCGTGCCACGCCGAGGTCACAGAAAACCCCCTTCACCAGCGCATGCTTGACGAGCTCGCCGACATCATCGACCATCGCGTGAAGTATGCGAACTTTCTCGCAAGCGACGAATTTCGAGCGCTCGACGACGCAGAGCGCGATCGCATCATCCGCCAGATGAACGCAATGGGCGCATACGAAGCGGCACTGAAAGAGCGAGTCGACGCATGGACACCTGCCGAGTAATCGAAGTCATCGAAACGACCCTTACCCGCCGCGGAGCAGGCAAAGACAGTAGCGACCCCGTCCGCGTCATCACACAGTATTGGAGTCGCGACGGGAAGTTACTCGCCGAAGTCGATCCGCATGTCGCCAAAAAAGTCGATCCGCATGTCGCCAAAACAGACGCGCCGATTCCACTCGTCAAGTACCCGCCCGCCGATCCGTCTCGACCGTGGGAGCGGACTCCAGCACAATGTCCGAGCGTTTTTCGCAACGACGACACATCGCCGTACTCGTACCGATGCTGCAGAGAACACGCCCACGAAGGCGATCATTATTCAAGCCCGAGCGCCGGGCCAGTCGTCCAATGGCCAGCAAATCGCCGCTAACCCGCCGCTCATTCCTCGCAGCGATCGCGGGCGCCTTCGTGGTCGACCCGGAGCGCGCCCTTTGGACGCCAGGCGCGAAGCTGATCTCGATTCCGGCGTCGATCATCAAGCCCGAACCGCTGAATCTGCACATCAGCAGCGTGTACAGTCCAGTGCGCGACGCATTTCTGTACACAATCCGCGCGATTGGTGACCCAACCGGCGCCGGAAATTACGTGCAAATGTTTGCCGACCGAGCAGTCACGCCCGAGCAGTTCGACAAATACTACCTCACACCCGCAGTAGAAACGCTCCGCAACATGCAATACCTCACCGCCCGCCGCGGGCCGCATCCCTCGCCACGTGGTTTAGTGTAGGCCGAGTTCTCCGGGTTCGAATCCCGGCGATCGCTCCCGCTCGATCGAAATCCGGACCGGATCCGGACGGAGGCCCGATCAGCCTCAAGCGGGAAATTTCAGAACTGGCCCGGATCGTGGGGATACGTGACGAGGCGGCGCCCGCCCGCCTCGAGGAGAAGCTCATAAGTCCTTTAGAACCGTAAAACCCGCCGGAAGGTTCAGTTTTTGGCGGGCGAAAACCGTCCGCCGAACTTGCAGCGAATCAATGCAGATTGGAGGGGGGATTTTTACCCTTTTGGCGGGTTTTCGTCCTGCTCGAGCTTTTTCACTGCCCGGCGGACTGACGACTCGGGTTGTCCGACCGCGATCGCGATCGCCGGCCAGCTCACCCCATGCCGTCTCATATCCAAAGCTTTAAACCGATCCCAGATCGGAGCCGGCCGGCCGAGATGCTTACCCGACCGTTTCGCTTGTGCCATCCCGGCGCGAACGCGCTCGGCAATCAAACCGCGCTCAAACTCTGCGATTGCACCGAGGATTTGCATCAGCAGCCGGCCGCCAAGACTTTGCCGATCGGTGTCGATGCCCTGCGTCACGCACAAAAACCGCACGCCGGCCTGGTCGAGCAGCTGGATACACTCGTTCAGCTGCAGCACCGAGCGCGCGAAACGGTCGAGCTTCCAAACCAGGACCACGTCAAACTTGCGCTGCCGAGCATCCTGCATCATGCGCTCGAATACCGGCCGCTTCTTTACTGAGGAGGCTTTCTCGGAATATTCGACGATCGACCAGCCCATCCGCTCCGCATAGCCCTTAAGCTCTGTGGTTTGCATGGCATGGTTTTGGTCGACCGTCGAAACCCGAACGTAGATCGCGGCCGTTACCGCCTTGGAAGGACTCACACCCTTTAGTCGGCGGGCCATCGAGCTATCGTAGACCAGCGATGATGCAAGCGATCAGGATGAGCGACAACGTCGCCAGGAACACGAGGCAGCCCTCAAGATGCGTCCGGAGCGCGCCGCGGTGTGCTGCCACAATCCGCGCCGTGTCTGACTCCGACTTGCCATCAGGCGCCCCGAGCTTCGCCTGTCGGACCTCGCGAGCTTTGCGGGCTTGCCGAGACAGCCAGGCCCGCCGCGTGATGATGCAGACCGCACGAAACCGGGAAATCCCCGAGCTCCGGAGGTACGAAAAGTCGGTCATCATCATGCGCGCGCCCTCCGTTTCTTCGTACGGGGAGCCGTAACGATGCCGCGAACCGTCGTCGGAATCTCCCCCATGCGCGAGAGCTGATACATCGAGAGCGTCGTCTCGAGCCGTCCGGTACCGCCGCACTTGCGGCAATAGTTCGGCTGATCGTCGAGGCGTGCAATGCACGCCCCGCAGTCAAATTCGACCCGTAGTTTCATCATTGGCGCCAGGCCCTCGGTACCGAGCTGTTGACCTGGTCGCGTCCGCTGGCGGCCGGGTACCGGCGCTCGAGTTCTGCCATTTTCTGCTGGTGAATCATGAGCGTTGAGGTCAGGTCTTGAATCGAGCCCTCGGTGAAGGAGAGCGTCAGCCCTTTACCGTGCGCGTAATTGCGAGCCAGGACGGCCGCGTCGATCGCGGCGACCATGCAACCCGCGAGGAGCTGGGACAGTTCGGTACCATTGCTGGTGTGCTGCGGCGCTTCTTCACAGACCGCCTGCGGCTGAACGGGCGCAGTAACTTTCGAAGGGAGCTGCGCCCGTTGTTGTGCCTGAACGTGATGAATTGAGGCCTCGAGCTGAGACTCGAGCTTGCTTGGGGGTTCAGTGATCGGTGGCGCCATCGTGGCAGTCCGAACCTCAAAGTAGGTGCCATCCTGGGGCGTCTTCCGCTTACAGATCGTGAAGACTTCCCCGACGTGAATATTTCGCATCACGTCCGCCTGGTCGCGCGGGAGAAACATCTTGTCGTCGCTCCCGTCCTCACAGCGGACGCTGAACATCAGGGTTTTGTACTGCTCGTTGTAGAAGGGGTCCAGCCGGGTCAAAGCCAGCCGAACTGCCTTGTTGAGTTCCAGTTTTACCGACATGCGTTTTGTTGCGTCCTTTCGTTTTCGTGCTCGTATCGCCGGTTGTGATCGGCGATCAGTTCGTATCGGTCCAAGTTCCAAAAAGCCCAAAAGTTCCGGCCGAGGACGTGTTGCGCGTGTGTCCCCGTCCGATGGTGTTTCTCGCAAATCGGGAGCGCTTGCCGGTCTGAGCACCGTTGGCTCAGGCCCCGCTCCCCTACGTGTGCAGCTTCAACGCGTGCGCCAGTTCCGCAGACTACGCACGGAAGTGTGCGCAGCCATCGCAGGTATTTCTCATCCTGCTCAGGACCGCGGCGCGGCGGTCCAATCCTTTGTTTCCGAACCGGAATGCGACGGAGCATCAGGCGGTCCTCTCGATCCGGATGAATTTGAAGTCCGCCGGCAGCTCGGGCAGAGTCGGCCGCCGCGGAACATCCACTACCGCTTCACCCGCCCACAATGGGCACGTTTCGCGAAAGTTCTCGTATTCCGCCTCGAGGCGGTAGGCCTCGAGTTCCGCCGCCAGATCCTCATCGCAATCCGGGCAGCCCGGGCATTTATCGGCCGTCGTGACGTCGACGTCGATGTATCGCTCGTTGATGTACCCTTCGCCGCCGCACATGGTTAGGCCGCCCTTCTCGTCGTTCGTTTGATTGCCTTGACCGCGCAGTCGTCGGAGCACACCAGCAGCTCCCGCTGGAGCTCCGTTGCACAGTCGCAGCAGATCGCCTTTTCACGGCATTCCGAGCACACGACAACGTCGTATTCCGGTCTGTCGGTACCGCACGTTTTGCATTCCAGCTTGTTTGCCATTTTTGTTATTCCCACGTGGGTATTAACCCCACACACATAGTCTCATTCCTACGTGGGTATGTCAACGAAAAAGTTGAACTATTTTGCATCTTCCGTGCTATCCTTCCCACGTGGGTTAAACTGTTTGCCATGGAAGAGAAAAAGTCGATAGGCGCGCAATTGGTCGCACTGCGCTACGCGAAGATGACCCCCGAAGAGAGGTCGGCTGCAGCGAAGAATGCTGTTGAAAAGCGCTGGGAGGCCGAAAGGAAGAAGAAGGCAGCCGCCGAAGCAAAGAAAGCTACGAAGAAGACCGCAGCCAATCGGAAGCGAAAGGCTGTGTAGGAAATGCCCGGTTGGTTGGAGGGCCTGTACGGGTTCATCGCAATCTCCGTCGGGTGTGTCGTGATGTCGGAGCTGCAGGAGATCGTCAAGCGACTGCATGAATTGCGTGATGAGGTATCCGCTTTGACTCGCGCGATTGACCGACTCACCGCGATGAAGCGGAATGAACGAGAGACCTAGATGCAAAGCGGGGTCGACCGCCGACGAAGAAGGCCGCGGCTAAGTCGAAGGGGGCAGGGAAGAAGGGGAAGGAGGATTAGAGGATGAAACAGACTGATCGCGCGACCCTAGGGTCGATGCTTGTGACTGGCAGGGCTGAGACACTGGCTTTGCACGATTTGCTACTGGCCAAGGGAATCATCACCGAGCCGGAATTTCAGGAGCGAGTCGCACGCCATCACCAGGAGATCAACAAGGTTTTGTCGGAGCAATTTCCTGATCTGGCAATGGTTCTGGCTTATCCGTTTGGCGGCCCGTCGAAGAAAGGGCATTGAATGCTGCTTTCAGCCGTTCGAACTGGTAGCTCGCGATCGCATCGGCCTCGTCCTCGTCCCGGTGCCGATGTTCGATCGCCTCGAGCCGCTGCTCCAACTCGGCGACCCGTGCCTCGAGTTTGCGGCGAGTGTCCATGTTTTTATCATCGCCCAGAGGAAACGAATGCATAAACGTTTGATGCGCCTCTACCTGAAGTTCACCATCGCCTGGGGAATCGTTTTCCTCGGGTACGGTGTGAACATCGTGGCAGCCGGCGGCCCAGACACCTGGACCGCCATCCTCCCGTTTAACGCTGGGGCAATCCTTCTGCTGTTTGCCCGGTTTGTTCTATGGGACTGGGATTCTCGGCCGCCGCTGCGGGTTTTACGGCATCCCCCAACTTCAGACTTCGAGCAACCTTCAGAATCTGAGCTGCAGCCGATGCAGCCGCGGCTTTATTTAGTACCGGGACTTTCAGGCCTTCCGTCAGGGCGGCAACTCCCGCCGGCGAGTGCAGCATCTTTGAAACCGCACCAGCCCCAATAATCAGAGGAACGCCCCTGACGGGATCATGGAATGTGTAGGCCGCGGTTCCTCCTATCGAATTCAATAAAGCTGTGCCAGACGGATTCGGGTTCTCCGCCGCCTTCTTAGCGAACAAAAAGAATCGATCGAGATCCTGGACCAGCATCGGGTTCTTGAAGAGAATCTTCTTGGTTTCCGGTCCCAGGTTTTCCCATTGCCCGGCCAGTGTCTTCGCCTTGTCAAATCCCCCATCGGCAGTCGCTTTCCCGAATAGATTCTCGAGGTACGCCCGTCCGACCATCGACATCTCCTGCGGTGCCTGCTTGGCAACCACCCGGAGCTGGTCGACGCCGCTGTCGTTCTTGTAGGTCAACTGGTTAAACATTTGGACGGGTTCGTCCCGCAGCTTCCCGAGCGTGTCCGCGACCTGCATCTTTTCCGCGTGCGCCGATCGGCCGTTCTTCAGCGCTGCGAGCGCATCCGGACCGGCCTTGAGTGCCGCGGCATCGATCGAGGCCTGCAGTTGCTGCGCGGCATCCGCGCCGATCCCCTGACTCACGTTTCGGAGGTCTGGAGATGCCGCATCTCGAGCAAGCGACTTGAGGCCGCTCAGCCCTTTCTCCGCCACGGGAGCCGCCATGAAATCGGGACCGTTCACCAGGCCCTTGATCGCAGCGAAACCTTCGCTCGAGTTCCTGGAACTCACGGGCATCCATTGCAGCATTTCGTCGTACAGCGGCTGCAGGTTCTTTTTGATCGGCCGCAAGTCGACGGGCATCTCGATATCTTCCATGCCGGCACCGTTCGATCGGAGCTCTACGTTGTTCTTCGCCGCGTCTCGGAAAACATCGTAGTGGCTGTCTGCCTCGTTGCGTAGGGCATTGATTTTTTGGTTGAACCGAGAGGAAACCGCATCCGCCGCCGTCTCCGGTACCGCCGTTCTCGGATAGGCGCGATCCGCGAGTTCCCCGGCAACTCGAGTGAGGCCGGCGTTCTGTGCGGCTTGAGCGTTCTCGGCCACGACGCTACCGATGGGCGAATGGTCAACAAGCTTCTGAGTGCCAGCTACGAACCGATTGCCCGTTGCAGTCGCCGCGCTCACTGGAATGTCGTTCGCTCGAGCGAAGTCGACGGCATCGGCCACGGCCGCATTCTGGTTGCGAAACTTCGGGATTACGGGTATCGCGCTCGGAAGCCGTTTTGCCGCCGCGGCCACAAGCGGACTATCCGGAAGCGCCAGATTGAGGCCCAATGCGGTAGCGTGTGCCAGCGCGGCCGCCGGATCGGTTGCCATCTGGTCGCCCTGTGCATCGATCGCGGGACCAATTATGGGCAAGAGGTAGTTAATCGCATGGCGCACGCCTGTGGCGTAGTCTCCACCTTTGAACGAATCGATCGCCTTCTGACCAACACGGCCTTGCGCCTGTCCGAGCGCCGAAACAGTGTCCACGGGATGATAAACGGCACTTGCCGCCGCATCCTTTGCGCCCCGCAGCATCTCTATTGGGTTCATGTCGTGCGTCAGGTTGGACGCGTAGTTTTTGACCGAGTCCACAGCTCTGTCCCAGAATGAGGGAGCCGCGGCAGCGGCAGGCGGAGCGTCGAGCTGGTAACCAGCAGGGACAGAAGGCGGATCGAGCTGATAGCCAGCAGGCGGGCTTACTTGGTCGGGCATTATTGGAGCTGCTTTCCGGTCTGGACGTCAAACCACGTCTTCCCGTCGTTGGTGCCGATCTTGTGTCCACCGGGCCCGGTTGCCGTCTGTCGGTACCCGCCGCCGGGTGCAACGGCAACGGCGGGCTTCGAGCCACTGGTGTATTTCTGTAGGAGCTGCTGCGATTCCGAGCTTAGTTTCCTGTCGAGAGGCTTGCCCATCGTCGACTCGTAAGCCTGACGGGTTTTGTCGTACCGGGCCCCGAGCAGGTTCACAACGCCGGCGAGCGCTTGTTCCCGCTGCTGCGGTGAAAGGCTCGAAGAGAAGCGCTGCTGCAGCGCCTGACGTTCCTGCTCGCCGCCCACCCCACCGATAACGGCTTTCGAAATCTCCGGGCCCACCGTCGCCACGATCGTGTCGTACGTGTTCTTCGGGGTTGCCCCGACCTGCAGGCCGAGCTCGTTGGCAATCTTGTTGATCATCGGGAAATTGCCGTTGTTCAGCGCTTCCCCAGCCTTCGAGATCAGACCCAAGTGCGAGAGCGCCGTGTCCGTCGACGTGAGGGTCTGGCCGGACTTGCCGGCGGCCGAGAAATCCATCGCCGTCTTATTGCGCGCCGCGAATTGCGAACCGTCGTACGTCGGATTCAGTGCGAGAACCTTCGCCATCGTGGCCTTACCGAGCGCGCTTGTTCGCGATCCCGGCGGGGGAACCTGGTAGTTGGCGATCGCGACCGCAACCGGATCCGCCTGAGCTGCAGCTTTCGCTTCATCGCCGGAAAGTGGCCGTCCGTTCGCGTCGAGGCCTGCCCCGAGCGTTGCGTTGAAGCGTTGCTGCTCGAGCCCGAGCCGGCCGCCCTGAATCCCCAACTCCCCGCGGTGATAGTTCGCCGTCTCAGCGTCCCGCTTCACCGTTTGCGAAAGAGTGGCCGCGGCCTGGTCAGCTTGAGTTTGCTGTTCGGCGGACATTCCCCGCCGGCGCGCCAGGTCGGCCGCCGAGGGCGAAAACTTCGCCGGATACTGGCTTGCGATGTCGGTCGGCAGCTTCGCGAGAGCCGCCTCCCATTCCTGTTGGTTCGTCGCCGGTCCGAGGAGCTGGCCGGCGAGCGCCGTCTGTTTCTGCCCCGCCTCCGCAACTTTAATAGGCGCCTCGAGCTTCTGATTCGCGGCCGTCGTGTCGGCCTGTTGCTGGTGGGCAAAAGCCGTTTTCATCGTCGAGGATGCGGCATTCACGATCGGATCGATAATCTGTTGAATCGGAACGCCAGCGGCAATCTGCTGCCGGATCGCGTCGGTGTGTTGCTTGTACTCCGGGTTAACCTGTTCCGCGGCGTGTAATGCTGCCTCGAGGGCGACGGGATTGTATCCGGTTTGCTTGATGCCGTTCGCCAGGCCAGCGAAAAGATCGTTTTCGTTTTCGACGAGCTTCTGTTTCGCAGTGGCTACTTCGCCCTGTGTCTTCATAAGCTGCGCGGCCTTTTCCTTGTTTCCGAGGATCATTTGCTGTAACGCAAAAACATTCTTCGGCTGTGCCCCAGACTGCGCGTACTGGTTGTAAATGTCGTCCCAGTTCATGGGCGCCGCTGCTGCAACCGGTGCACCTGGAATTGCAGCGGCCGGAGGAGTTGCAGGCTTGAGCAAAGCCCGGAGCTTCGCCTGGTCCTCAAAGTCGGCCTGAGCCTGCTGACTTTTCAGCGCTTCCTGTTTCAGGCTCTCCGCGCCGAGCTTCAGTTTGAGCTCGTTTTCCTGCTGAATCTGAGGGTTTACCGCCTCGGCCTGGTCGTTTGCCAGCATGGCGCCGCGGAGCGTTTGAGCCCGCTGCGCAGCGACACCGATCGGCTCGTAAACCGGGTTTTGTCCGGAAAGAATAATCCTGGGATCGAGTTCTGACATTCGTTTTCCTACCGTTTCAGCCCGGTCATTGTCTTGCCGCCGGTCGCCATGTTGGTTAGACCGCCCATGAAATCGAAGCCGCCCCCGCCGAATGCGCCCACGGCAAAATCATTCAAACCTGAACCGATGCCCGAGAGCATCCCGCTATACGCGTTCTGCTTGCCCATGATTCCGGCAGCTCGAGCGTTGCCCGCCTGCAGCTGGGTATTGCCGGCGAATTGCGCGGCCTGGTTGCCGTACTGTGCCTGCAATCCCGCCCCGCGGAACCCGAGATCGGCCATCGAGGTAGCGCCCTGGTAGCCGAGGTTCGCCTGAGACTGCGCGCCCTGCATGCCCAGCCCGGCCGAATATTCGTTGGTTTGCATTCCAGCATTGCCGGCGTACTGCGCGGCGTTCTGTGCCAGGCCGGCGTTATATTCGTTCGCCTGCAATCCCTGGTTGCCTTGCGTCGTCGCCGCCGCCTGCCCCGCATTTGCGAGGTTTTGCAGGTTCGCCACCTGGTTCTGTTGCCCGGTGGTGAACCGATTGAACGCGGCGCCGTACTCAGCGCTTGCCGCGTTCTGGTTGTACTCCATGAGCTGTTTCATCGCCCCGCCGCCGCCGCCGGCGCCCGCGGCCGTCATCGAGCGCTGTAACGCCTGTTGACCCTGCTGCAAACGGAATTGATAGCCCGGATCGTTGGCCGCCATGTCGTTAGCGGAGAACGTTCTCGAGAGATCCCCGCCCGCGGCCAGGCCAGACGCGAGGCGCCCGGCAGCTCCGGATCCGGCCGAGGAATACGGAGTGAGCAGCCCGGAGGCTGCGCCGGCAGCTCCGGAAACCCCGCTCATCCCAAACAGCGCGGCCAGAGTGGCGGCGTTGCCCGCATCGGCACCCGATCCCAGGACGCCCGCCTGCCCGGCGGAAGTCGCCGAGCCGATCCCGGCCTGCCCATTGGACACGGCCGAGCCGATCCCGGCCTGTCCATTCGAAACGGCCGAGCCGATCCCCTGGTTACCGGCCGCCGCGGCGTCCTGAACGGTCTTCGCGGCCTCTTGAGCCGCTCCGACTTGGGCGTTTGCCGCCTGTCCGGCAGCGTGGCCGCCCATGATTCCGCCGACAATACTCGATATCAACGACATAAAATCTCCGTTCGCCTCCCGGCGATCGCGCCCTTATACGGGCTTCGAAATCCCTAACAAAATCTGATCGTGGAGCACTCCACCTTTGAGGTAGCTCCGTTCGTTGTTGCCGAAAACCTTCAGCCCCGCCCGCTCAGCGAACCGAATCGCCAGCCGGTTGTAGGCAGGGACCGCCGTTACAAGCCGAAGGCAGGGTGTCCGCTCCCACAGCCAAGCCAGGATCCCTCGAGCAGCTTCCGCGGCCTGTTTGCCCCAGGACCCGGGCAACAGCCGCGTATGGATCTCCCAGCAGATCGGGGATAGTTGCACCAACACGAATAGCCCGAGCAGCTCGGTATTGCGCTCACCGTCAAACGCCAGGACGTACCAGATCCCCGGATCTTCCCTTACTGTGAACTTGTCGGCCGGCGGCGTGAAGTCGTCCGCCTGATACACGGCCGGATGCGTCATAATCCGCCGAATCAGTTCGGAATCTGAAGTCCTCGCAAAAAGCATCCGAGGAGTAGTCGGCGGTTTAGTTCTTCGGTGTTGGAACGGGCGCAGGCGCCGTGTTGGCGGGTACCGGCGGCGGCTCGGGTTTCTTCTCGAGGCACTCGACGCCCAGGCCCGAGCGCTGGGGCTCGAATTTCTCGCCGCACGCCTTAACCCCGTCAGACATCGGCGCCTCAGCGAGCATCTGTAGCCGCATGAGCTTACCCCGGTGAGCCTGCATAACCTTCTCGACGTCCGCCCGGGTGGCTGCCTCTTCGGCCTGAACGTCGAATTGGGTCGCGAGAATTGCCTTCTGGATGGCGTCCGGAATCGTCGGCGCGGCCGGTTTTGTTTGGGGCTCAGCGGCGAATGCGGCAAAGCCCAGGAATAGAATCGCGGTGATTGTCTTCATAGAAAAACCTTTCGTTATTGGGGTTGTGCCCCTTGGAGAATCGCGGCTTTCGCGGCGTCGACGGCGAGTAGCTTCTGTTGCGCCTGGTCTTTCGCCGCGGCGACATCCGCCGGCGGATACTGGTCGAGCTTACTCAACACGTCGACAATGAAAAACTTGGTGATGTAGTCCCAGACGTTCGCGTATCGGTAAACGAAATCGTTGCCGCTGCGATCCATCGAGTCCAGCATGTAGCTCTGATAAGCCTGGTCGACCGCCAGAGGCACGGAAAAACATTGCTGTAGCCCATCGAGCATGACGACGGTATGCGTCGTCGCATCGAGCACGCATACGAGCCGAGTCGTCGCCGCCCCGTACGGATTTGCTTTGCCGACGAGCTCGACACTGGCATATGTGTTGCCAGAGGATACTTTGAGGCGGCCACGCTGAAACGCCGGGCTTGTCGAGGGCGTGAAAGTCACTGTCAGGACCTGGAGCCCGCTCGGTGCAAGCGTGAATGTCGACGGCGAAACGAGAAACGAGGTCGATCCTTCAACGGTGACAGTCATGTCGACCGCGGTCGTATTCGTGGCATTTACGACGACGGTCTGCGTTGCCGATGCGCCGACGTCCACCAACCCGAAGGGCTGCGGCGGGCTGACTGTCACAAAAAACGCGGACTGCGAAAAGGCAGCCGCCGCAAAAAGACCAAGAGCAAAAAGAATTTTCATAACGTGTGCTTTCTACGGAGGGCAAATGTTGCTGGATGATATTACGACGGTGCTGCCGATGACACAGAGCGCTTTCGTGCCACTTGTAACCGTCAACAAATTCGTAAGCGAAAGATTCCGCATCGAAACGACCAGCCCGGATCGCGAAATCCACATAGCCGTACCAAGGGAGGTCACGCCGTTGTCGGCGAACGCGTCCCAGTAGAGATCCGAGCCCGTGTTCGAGCCGAATTCGGTATTATGCGCGCCGACGATCCATCTGGCGCCGCCGAGCGTCTCGTAACGTAGATCCTTGTTTCGGCCGTTATCGCCGGAAATATGCGCGATCACATCCGCGCCCGAATATTCGATCACCGCACTCCCCATTTTTACGATCGCGCTATGGTTTTGGAATGGAGCGGTGGCACATTGCGAGGCGGTGAAAAACACCGACACACAGGTGGAGCTTGTACCGTTCCCCATCTCGATAACGTTCTGACCCGAGCTCCAGATCGAGGCGAAACGATCGTGCCCGTATGCGGTATTACTGACGGCCCCCCCGAGCGTGATTCCGTAGTTGACCCGCATTTCGCCCGTTGACGGATCGATCTGCAGCGGGAATCCGCCATAGTTGAGCAGTGTGCCGGATGAGTTGTAGTTCACGATGCCCTTGTTGTAAAGGAAGAATCGATCGTTTCCGCTCCCCAGGTCGATCGATTGGTTATTGATCCCAAACGTCCATATCGACTTATCCCCGCGGACGGAAACAGGGCAAGGTCCAGGCCCAGGACGCGCAAGCCCGGGCGAAATGAAGGTGCCAGGCGTGCAACCGGTGTTGGTATAGGGTGCCGTGTCTGCCTGGGTTTGCGGCGCGCAGCCATCGCAAAGCAGCAGTGACGCCTCACCCATGCCCGTGTTGGTCGCGTTTATGAACTGGAACTGGCCGAAGTTCCCATTTCCCAAATAGTTCTGGAAAAGCCTCGCGTTGCCTGGGACGTCCGGCCAGCAGCTCTGCGCGAATGTCCCGCAGCCGGTCAACGTAGCAATTTCGCTCGTAGGAGAACCCGTATCGAAGCCCAAGGTCGCGGGCTCTGGGTACAGGATGTCGCCAGCCGGAGCGAGGGGCGCCGTGATTGTAAAAGAGTACGGAGCGCGAAAATTCGTCGCGCTTCGGTTGTTACTGAAAGAGCCCCAGCCAAGCGTATTCTCAACTGAAAACTTGGACGCCGCTGTATAGACCAAGTTCGCGACGGATTGCGACGTGATCGCAATAACCGTGCCGTGTTCCGCCCGCGGAATGTTGATCGGCTGCAGGCTGGCCGTGCTCATTGAGGTCGAAATGCCCGACCCCCCAAAAATCTGAAGCCACGGGGTATAGTGACGGCCGCCCTGTGGCGGATAGGTCCAGGTGTCGACGAGCGCGGCGAGGTTACCATTGGGAACCTTGAACAAAGCGGGAGCCTCGCTCTGCGACGTCACAGAAAGCCAGCTAGTGCCGGGTGTCGTCTGCTGTGTGTACCCGCTGAAATGTGATGACGACTTCGCGTATGCGATCGGCTGCACTACCGCAGAGCCGGGCTGCTGGTCGACGTAGAACAGGTAATAAAAGCTGCCGTCATACCAGGGAAAGAAATCAAACGTGCGGCCCTGTGTCGTTCCCGAGATGGCGAAACATGTCGCAAACCCCTGGTAAGGAGATGACATGCTAATCGTCGGGTCCCACGAAACGTAACAGGGGTTGAACGAACCCGAGACGTTATTGAACGGATTCGACTGTGTGCTTTGGGAGACCCAGAACCCAAGCGTTCCGCCGGTGGTGTCCCACTCTGGCGCCCAGGCGGCAGTAGTGCTCGAGCCGAGCAAAGTCGCCAGATTGTAAGAGCCAGACGTCCAGTTGAGGAGGTCTGGCGTGCATTCGTACTGAATGATGGCGGCCGTCGCCGGCGTCGCTATGACGCAAAACTGGTTATTCCAATACACGATCGACGGATCGCGATATTTAGCGCTGTGCGAGAGCACGCCGTTTCTCGCAACTGCCGTCCAGTTAATGCCATCGCGCGAGTATGAGAGCCTCAACGTTTTGTCATCCGTGTCAGCAAAGTGCGCATACAGATATAGCGGGTGCAAATTATCGACGGTGAGAGCGTTTGCCCCGCTGGTTCCACCCGAGCAGCCCGAAGTATAGAGCGCCCCGGAAGTCGCGCAGACGTTTCCGGTCCCGAGCGGCGACACGGTCACGTTGCCGGCGAAGGTTGCATTCACGGAGTTGTCAAATCTGAGTGCCGTCTGCGCCCCCGTAAGCGTATGCGCCGCCGTTTGCGTTCCCGACGTCATGACAAGCTTGGTGCCGTTGTTGCTCAGCTCCCAATACGCGGACCGATTCCCGGTCTCGAGCGCTAAGTACGTCCCGGTCTGCCCTGAGACGTTGAAGCCAAACAAAGCGCCGTTGAGGCTCGAGGGTAACGGGTTCTCCACGCTTGCCAGGTTTGCGTTGAGGTTGCCTGAGGTGATATTCCCGCCGCTGTCGATGAGAAATTTCGTAACGCCCGCGTTCATGTATCGAATCAGCGTGCCCGTAAACGAACCCGTGCCGCCGCCTTGCGCCATGTTGAAAAACATTGCGTCGCCGGCGAAATGGGTCGTGTCCTGATCGACGCGAAACAGCTCACCGTTCAGGCGGGACTTGGCGTAATAGTAGTAGCCCTGCCCTGCGGTTGCGCCCGGGTTGTTGTCGTAAATATAAAATGCCGTTGCGTTGTTTTTTCGTTCCGCGACGAAACAGTTTTCTCCTGCGCCTTGCGAACCGCATCGAAAAGCACTGCCTCCGGTGCCGTCAACTTCCCCATAAAACACATCGCCGGCCCCGTGGCCGCGGCCCTGAATTCCGGGATAGTCGAGCGGCCCGCCGACGTCAAACGTAAAGGGCTGGTAGCCATTCGAAACGAATGGCCGAAAGCTTGCCGCGTCGCCGTTGTAGTAGAACCCGCTCGGACAGGTTAGCCCCACATTCGCGAGATTGCCGCCAACCGCGCACCCGGCGCCCTTCAGGTTTGCGTTTCGAATCGACGTCAACGGCCCCACATAGAGCGTCTGTGTCGTTGGGTCGGTCGTTTGGATCACCGCGGTAACCCAGTCCTGCGACTCGATGTACAGCCCAGCAGGCACGCTATCGGCGGGTACGGTAATCGTTCCCGTGCCCGGGTTGTAGGTCCAAGAGGTATGCGGCAGCGTCCAATTGCAGCCCGGCGGATGCGTGAAGTACTTGCGTCCCGCGTTGAGCGCCGCGACATAGGAAGCGTGTTGATTGGTGCCGTCGCAGGTGGCGCCGTACTGCCGAATGTCGGTCAGGCCCGGGCTCGAGATATACCCGCCCAGCAACAGCGTCCCGGTTCGGAGGGTTGCGTTCGTCGATCCGACAGGACCCGATCCGATGTTGAGGAAGCCGGCGACGCTCGAGTCGAGATTCAGGCCGTCCGCGCCGCTCAGCGTCTCGAATTGGATCGCGCCCGGCGAGGTGCCGGTCGAGTTCGGCCCGATCTTCAAGCGGTAGTAATCGGCTTGTCCGAAAAGGCCGGCCGCGGCGAAAGCGAAAAGGATTAGGAGTCTCATGCGGTAGCCACGCTTCGCCGTACAGTGATCAATCGCCAGACGCCGCCAAGGAACGTGAATTGAATTGCGGTCGATTCAGCCGAGCCGGAAGCGATCTCAATCTGACAGTCGGCAGCCCAGCCGCCGGCGGCAGTCGACAAGATCGGGAAGGGATGATGTCCCGTCAAATCCTGGTCGACGTGCAGGATGAACGTGTCGCCCTCTTGGATCGTTTCGCCGGTCCAAATGGGAGGCGGAAACGAGGCGATCGTTACGCCACCGCTTTCCATAGAAGCATCGAGTACGAGGTGCTGATGTTTGCCGCCGGCCAGGTCAATCTGGATTACGCCCGACAAGGTCATCAAGAGCGTCGCCGCCCCCTCACGTAAACCACTTGCGCCGGCCGGCCCCGCGGCTCCATCCTGTCCGGCAGGACCAGGCGGTCCGGCCTCGCCGCCGCCTGTGCCTGTGCCGAGTCCCTGAAAAAACGAGAGCCAGGTGCGCGTCAGGTTTCCGCCATCGTCGAACATGGGCGTCCGGATCGGAACGTTCGCCGCCGGCGCGTCAGCGGTGAAGGTGCTTCCCTTCGACTGCCCCATTTAGGTTCGCCCCGCAAAGCTTTCGAGGTGGGCGTTGATCCAGCACACCGTACCGGCCCCGGAATAGGACACACGGAAAACGCGATCGCGCGATCGGCCGAGGCGCCGCCAGACGGCTCGAGCATCGACGGCCGTCGCCAGGCGCGGCGTCGACCAGGTGTTTCCGCCATCGTCGGAGTACTCGAGCGAAAGATTCGTACCGCCGCTGCCCCGCTGAATGTCGAGAATGAACTCGGAGAAGTAGGAATAATGCGTGCCGTTCGCTATATGCGGAGCCGCCCGGATCCGGTGAATTGGGACGCCGTCGTCGTCCGCCAGGTCGAGCCCCATCACGTAGAGCTTGCCCATCGTGAAATCGCCGAGGACGTGGATTCCCCAGTTGTATACGCCGAGTGTTTCGAGAGTCGGAATAAAGGCATGGTGGACGCCCGGGTGCATAACCAGCGTGCCCGTGCCACCCCCGCCGCCGGTAGCGTCCCAGCTCGCGCGCTCATGCCAGACCTTCTCGGTTACGTCATAGACCCAGGTCTGCCCGGCATCGGGGAACGAGATCACCCAGAACACATGGCCGTCTTCCACGTACGAATAGCTGCGGGCATCCGCGACGTAGCGCATCGCCGACCAGGCCGCCTCGACCGCATACGTAGAAACGCGTTGCGGAATAAACCCGGCCGCCAAATATGCGACCAGGTCGCCGCGGTTGTCGCTGCCGAGCCATCCGACGCGGTCGCCGACGCGACACGGCGAACCGCGGGCGCCCGTGCCGTACGGGATGAACCCGCTCGGGTTGCGCTGCAGAGGAAACGTTGCGGCGCCGGTATCCTGCCAGACTTCTATCGTCTGATCGCCGAAAATCCAGAGTTCCTGATGATCGACGAGCATCGCCTGTATCCCGTCCGCGGCGCCCTCTTTCAATCCGAAGTCGATCGGATTCCAGGCCTTCCCATCGTTCGGAGAGCTGATGTTGACTTGGCGGTCCTTGCCGATGATGAAGTAGCCATCGAGAAAGGCGCCGCAAGTGGCGGTTACCGGATAGGACGCGCTGTAGGCGACCCCGTACAGCACCGAGAACGTCACGCCTGTTAAAGGCGCGTTGACGCCAGGCGAAACGATGGTCAGATTTGAGCCATCGGGTACCGTCGCGATCTTATAAGCAGTGCCGTCGATCGTGCATTTCCCGCCGACCCCGCCGTCGTCGGTCAGGTAATTTGGATTGAAGTACGTGCCGGAAGCGCGAGTTACAGCCGTGCCTGTGACGTCGACGGTGCCGGTTACCGTCGTGCCCGGGACGGAGCCGGCCGAGCTCGTCAGAACCAGGTGCTCATCGTCCGTGACCGAGGCGACCGTGTACGTCGTTCCCCCGATTACGATCGGTTGCCCGACATTCGACGAATCGAATTTTGAGCCCGACACCCAAGTCACCGCAGTACCCGAAGCCGTCACGAAGCCAGTACCGTTCTGGTAGCTCGATTGCGTCACCGTGATGCCGTCGTCGATATAAACCTTCCCGCCGGCGACGATCATGATTTGCGTGCCGAGGTTGGTGAAGATGTAGACCGGTGCCCCGTCATCCGCGCCCACGTCGCCCCGGAGCGTGTAGCCGCCATCTGAATGGATCTCGTAGAACTTGGCACCACTTACGACGAAAAGCCTCGAGGCGTCTGTCGCGAGCATCCCGCGAATCGGCCCGGTAGGGAGAGTGCAGAACGAAGAAATCCCGGGAGTCCCGACGAGCGCGGCGCGGTTCTTCCCCTTGCCGGTTTCGTCCGTTTCGACGTACAGATTGATGCAGCGCTGCGCGTCGAGCGTCGAATTCAGCGAGGTATAGGAACCGCCAACAAAGTCAAAAGGTTTATCTGCCATCCGAGGACCCCGTCAGCCAATTCCAGACGCCGCCGGCAGGCTGTACGAGGGCCACATCGCATCCGAGGTATAGCCGCGGCTTGTTGAAACGCTTGATTGCTGCTTTGGATTGCCGAGCGAGTTCGGCCACGTCCGGCCGAAGCGAAACGCCCCACTCCGGAGCAAGCCGTAAGGCCAGGTTGTAGCGAATGGCATCCGTGTAGCCCGGAGGAAATGACAGGTCGACGTCGACGTCCGTAAATCCCGTCTGGATGGCTTGCCAGCCGTACAGGATCACCGAGACGGCGGCCGATGGAACGGGCCAGAAATTGAGAGTCGCGATCGGAAACTGGTTATCGAGATAGACGCGGGTCGGGATTGTCGACGTTGTCGACTTGATCGGTATTGCCGCCCATTCCTCGGTTGTGAGGATGTTGAGATCCAGCTCGTAAGGACCGCTCCCGGCTTGTGTGAGCAGTTTCGCGCGATCAATCCGCAGCGGCCGAGCCGTGTCGAAATCGCTCGAGCCTGGTCCGATGCCGTAACTCTGCTGTCCGGAGCGAAGCGCGAACGTCTGCGGCTGTACCGTGAAGACGTTGAGCCGTTCGATACTCCAGGCCTCGAGCATGGAGTTCAGCACGGTTAACGAGTCGTTGATGTCGTCCGCGTTCGGCCCCTGCCCTTCGTGCAGTACGCCAATGCAGCGAAACGACGAGCGAAGGAGCTCGAGCAGCGTCATTTACTTCGCCTCGCGTGCGTTCCTGGGATCGGCGAGCTCCTCAGCGCCGGCAATCTTGGCGTTGAGCTGAGCGAGGTTTTCGTAACTGTCGGCCGCGATCTTCACGACTTCCGCGGGCGCTTTGAGCTCAAAGGCGCCGGCGAGCTCGACCGCGAGGTTGTACGCGAGAGCCCGCTCGTACCCTTGCGGGAAACTCACGGTATCGGTCAGCGCGGCAAACCGGGACAGCGGAACGTACATGTGGAGCTCGACGTTCATTGAGCCAGACGGTACGGGCGAAAGCGAAATATTCGAGTTCGGGTAGGCGTAATCGCAGAACAAGGTGCGAGGGATCGCGCTCGAGTCATTGCGGAACGGGATTTGCGTCCATTCGACGGAACCGACGACCTTCAGCGGGAAGGACTGACTTTGTCCGCCGATCGAAATCACAGCCGCCGCGCCGCTGATCTTCACCGGCCGCGCAGTGTTCCACGCCTGCCCGGTGCCGATCGCGTACGTCTGCGTACCTCCGCTGACGGCAAACAGGCCCGTCGAGATGCTGTAAACCGTGAGCCGGTTCGTGCTCCAGGAATCGAGCATCCCGTTCAGGATGCCGAAAGCAACTGTCGACTCCGAGACGCCCGGCGTGCGGCCGGCGCCGAGTCGGCCGATTAAGGTAAGGGATCGATTTACTAATTCTTGGGCGGTCACTGGTTGCTATTTCCTTTCGGCGGGGGCGCCTGCGTGTCGACTCGTTCCGGCGCCGAGTTGAGCATCGAAGCCGTGAGCGCGGTGATCGCGGCTTTGGTGAGCTGCGCGTTACTCACGAGGCCGGGATCGAGGCCACCTTGGCGCGCATACTGCGGATAGATCCGCGTCGCCAGGTTGTAATGGAGCGCGTCCTCGAAGCCCGGCGGTAGGCTAACCGTATCGCCGACCGTGGCGAACGCGGAAAGCTCCGTCCAGTAGTCAATCTCGAGATTGCCCGGCGAAGGCGCCGGCGTGGGAAACACTCGGATATTCAGGTTCGGAAACGAATTGTCGTAAGCCATCGCTTGAGGCAAAATGGAAACGACGCCGCGGCCGTCGTCGACGGAGGCGCGAAACTCTTCGAACGACATCGCCCGGACAGGTGCGCGAAAACCGCCGGACACTGCCGAAGCGCTGCAAATCTTGACCGGCCGCGCGGACGTCGAAAACGTTCCCGTCGTGCCCATCGTGTACGCGTTAGTGCCCGCGGTGAGCGCGAAGGAGGTATGCGTCTCGGTGAAGATTGAAACGTGTTCGGTCGACCAGCTTTTGAGCATCTGGTTCAACCGCAGAAACGCGTCGGCTTGCTCCTCGCTGGTGATCGTCTGACCAGGCGCGATCAGGCCCAGGTCGAGAAATGCCTCTGTGATGATGTCGCTTACGAGCGTCGCCATTTACTTGTCTTTCTTGCCGGTGTTTTTCTTGGGTTTCTCATCCTCGAGAAACGCAGCCGGCGTGTCTGCCCACCCTTCGCCGAGCGCCTCGTCGGCTTCCGGAGTGTCGACAATCTGCGCGGGTTCGGTGCGGTGGTAACGCCAGCTCGGGTAATGTTCCATGAGTCCTCAAAGAAGCGAGGGGCACTCGTTTGAGTGCCCCCAGGTGGTTAATAGCGGACGCGGCAGGCGAGCTCGGGACGGAGCGTAGCCCAGCCGTACAAAACATCGAGACGGCAGGGATACTGATCCGTCGAGATGTTGTAGTCCTTGACGATGCGAACCGAGAGCCCGGTGCGCTTGTCGGCGGCGCGAGCTGCGAAGTCAACGCCCTTGGGGATGACGAGATCCGCAGACGCCAGAGTGAACGCGTCGCGATGATACACGAGCTGTTCGTTCGAAAGCGCGTTACCTGCACCGTTGACGGTGATAGCAGCGTTGTCCGCCGGCGAGGCGGTAACGGTCTGCTTTGCGCCGGTGACGATGATCGAGGGCGAAATGCTGATCGAGCAGTTTCCCGTTCCGTCGCTCGCCGCATCGGCAGTAACAACGAAATCCTGGAGAACGCCGGTCGACTGGCGAGACTGCGGATTGACCGAGAACACGTTCGCGATCGTGAACACGTCGCCCTGTTTGAGGCGGTTCGCCGCGGAAGCGGTCCAGCCGTCAGTTACCAGGGTTGCGCCGGTCTGGCTTGCGCCGTTGACCAACGGAGTCCCGCCCTGCTGGCCGCAGGTGTGGGTGTTGACGTTCTGATCCATCGAGAACTTGAGGCCCGCAGTGCGGCCCATCGTGCCCTCGCGGTACTGGCGAGAAACATCCGAGCTGTCGTTGAACAGTCCGGAGAGACCCTGAACCAGGTCCGCCTGAGACTGAGCGGTCAGAACAGCGTTGCGGTTGCCGTCACGCGGCGCCGCGCAGTTGTCCAGCTTGACGCCGGCGGACAGGTAGGGAGCCAGAGCGGCGCCGCCAGTGCCCACAAGCGAGGTGCCCGGAGTGCCCACGCGGTTGTAGATGTTCTTGTACTGCGCAAGCCCGTTCAAGTCGATCCGGTTGGCGACGTTCGCCATTGCCGGCTTGATGATGCGGTCGGAAAACTCGTCGATGCTGAGGGTCAACTCCTGCGAGCTGAACTGAATGTCGACGCCTTCCTGATTCGTCAGGCTTACGGTCGTGTACTCTTCCTGCGCGTCTTCCACGCTCAGAGCGGCGCCCGTGCGGCCGACATACCGAACGGGTTTGCGGACCTGAATGCTCGAGCCGATCTTCTGGCCGGCTGCGGCTTCGGTTCCGAACTTTGGCGAGTACTGTTTGTCGACACCTTTGGTGAATGACAGGTTGTTCTCGAGCACCATCAAGGCTTCCTTGATGATGAGGCTCGGCGTTAGTAAAACGTTGCTCATTGTTGTCTCCGTCCGCCTCCCGGCGGTCGTTGCCCTGTCCAGTCGTCTCGACGGTCAGAGCGCATCTAAGAAGTCGGCGAGCTACCGGATCTTGCCGCTTTCGCGAGCTTTCCGATATTCATCGGGGCTTAAATCCTCCGGACGTTTGGCGGCGACGGCCGCTTTCGTGCCCAGTGGCTTAATCGGCGCCGGTGCTGCGCTGACTTTCGGTTTCTTGTCTTCAGGAGTGGCTTCGGCACCCTCGAGTTTCGCGAGGATCTTACCGAGCGCCAGAGTCGCCGCTACCGGATTCAGGCCGTTGATGCGTTCGCGCTCCGCAGGGTTTTTCCCCAGGTAGTACGCGAGATCCGCGCCGTTTTCCGATGCCAGAATTGCGTGCTCGATCGGTGGAGTGATTTTCGCGTCCGTCATTATGACTTCGTCGAAATCCTCGTACCGTTCGCGGGCGGCCTCTTTCTTCGCATCCCAGCTTTCGCTAATTGCGTTTGCTTCGGTTTCGGCTTTCGCCTTCGCCGCGGCTTCCGCCTTCGCCTGTTCGCGTTGATCGAGCTTCCAGTCCGCCAACTTCTCGACATAATCCTCGTAACTGTCGAAATCCTTGGCTTGAGGTTTCCCCTCTGCCGCGGGCTTCGTTGGAGTGTCCGCCGGTTTATCTTGAGGCTTCGCAGCAGGATCCCCCGCCAAACGCCCCTTGAGTTCCGCATTCTCCTTTACGAGCTGGTCGATGCGTCGCTGAAATCCGCCCTTCTTCTTGGGCTTCTCTTCGTGCTCCTGACCTTCTTCGCCCGTTTCCGAGTCGGGCTCAGTTGTGGCCGCTTCTTCAGCAGCCGCGGAAGTTTTCGTTTGTTCGGGCACCTTGCCGGTTTCCCGAAAATTTCGGTAGTCCGCGGCGTCCAGGCTTTCCGGGTCCGCTTGCACGGGCGCCGGCGTTTCCGTCGTGGTCGACGGCGTTAGAACTTCATCGGGCATGGATCTTTTGCAGTCTCCAAGGATTTAACGCGGTGAATGCGCGCCGCTACGCTTACAACCTTCAGTCGGCGAAGTCGGCGCGGTCGCTCGATCACTGCAGCCGCGCACCGCTTGAGAGCCGGAAACTGCCGGACATTGAGACGTGCGGCGGAATGGTTTGCCCTGCGATCAAGCCCGGCCAGGCCACCGCGCCCTCGGTGTATCCCGAGAGCTGCCCGGCCCATTTCGCGTATTGATCTGTCGAAACGCTCCCCGCTCCGGGAATGAGCGAACCGACGTAAGACCCGGCAGGTGCCGAGGTTAAATCGTACCCATTGAGATAGGCGCCGAGCGTGTTTCTCGGGTCGCCCGGCAGGGCGTAAAGCTGGTTTTGCAGCAACGTACCCGCGGCAAACGCGGTCGCGGAATTATTGAGCTGATAATCGTACACCAGCATTCGCATCCCCTCGTTTGCGAGCTGTCGGTTTTCGCCGGCACCCGTCGTTAGGGTGATGAGCGTCCACCAATCGGTATCCGTCGGCAAGTGGTTGAGATTAGAGATTGCCTGTTTAGACCGGTACTGCAAGCCGTCCGTATAGATGACGTACTCGTTCTGGGCATACGTTCTCGTCGAATCCCAAATCTGGCCTTGATAGTTGTGGCCGCCGCCATAGCAGTACAACTGCCCAAGGGTTGCAGTCGCGGCGTACATCGGCGGAATGCAGCCAGGATAATAGGCCCCGTTGTAAACGCCTCCCTGGTCCGGGGTGATCGACGAGATAAATTGGTTTGTCGCGGTGTGGGCGTAGGTCAGGTACATGGCCTGCGACGGCGCATCGTAGCCCTCCATCGCTTTCGACATATGGAACAGCGCTTCGGCGAAAAGAGCGGCCATGTACGGCTGAAAGCCCCAGCCCACAACACCCGAAACTCTTTCGTAAACCAATCCGCGTTGGCATCCAGAATTGCAGGTCGGCCCTTGATATGGCGGGGTGATCGTCAGATCCTGCCCGGAGATCGCAGTCACGACGTAGCGGATGCCGTCCCCGTTGTGAACGTTTCCCTCTGTCGGGCATGTGCCACAGTAGGCAGGGATATCGGTACCGGGCGTCGTCTGCGGATACGTCCACGCTGGCAAACCAACCATTCCCGACGTAAACGACGTTCCGACCCCATGAATCGTTGTCGATCCATTGGTGACCTCGACGTACCCGCCGTTATCCAATGTTGACGGGCCAGAGTGCCCAAAGCAGTTCCAGCCGCTAAGTGTTCCCGAACGTATGGTTGCGCTGAGAGTGCTCAAGAAATTCTTGATGCTGAGTTGGTAGCTTGCCTTTTTTGTAGGATCGGTTTCGACCAGCGCGGCCAGCGCGGCGAAGGACATCTCATATGCGTTGTCGCGCTCGAGCGCACATTTTCCAAAGCTTGCGGGAAGGTACAGATCCAAATAGGTCTGGTAAAAATCGCCCACCTGCTCGATTGACCGCAAGAGGTACGAATTTCCTGCCATCTGCTGCCACAGCACCATGCCCAGCAGTGAGACGGATCGCGACTCCGAAAAGCACAGCGTCAGGTTGCCAGGGGAAAGGTTGTTGGTCGAAGGGTTGCAATTGTAGAAATAATCGATTTGGGGAAACTCCATCCAATAGGTCGAGAGAGTCTTCGCCCCAGAGTAAAAGGCATCGCTTCCGGACCGCCAATAGTTGATCAGCATCGCTGCGTTCACGTCGTAGTATTGGGCGGGGTTGTCTGTGAATGTCCAGTTGGCGACGGTTGGGTCCTGATCCGATGCGGAACCGTACCGCACGGTGCAGCCGGAAGCGCAATTCGGCCACGGATAATAGGGCGTTGTCGGGTAGACGAAAGGAGTCATCGACGGGCCACTCGGCACGGCTATCGTCATGTGCGTGTCGTCCGTGCAGACGTGTGGCCGCAAAAAACTGTAATGCGTAAGGCCGTCCTGCCCCGTGTACTGCCACACGAGATTGGTATGACCGTCCCAGGCAAAACCACCCCCGCAGAATTCGGATTTGAATGATGTGTTTGTGCCGACGACGTTGCTAGTGCCATCAGCGGTAAGCGTGATCGTATGTGTGCTCGGGAACAGTGTCCGCCAAAACGGAGCATAGGCCCCGCCCGGCGCGAGCGCCTGTGTTTGAAGGTTCAACTCATTAACAACCGCCGTATCGACGTAGGGCCAGGAAGAGCTACCAAATTGCACCTGTGGCCCGACTAGATACTGCTGAACCGGTGTCAGTCCCTCAGCCGTCAAGTCGATCGCGCCGGCGCTGTTTGTGATCTTAACGACGCCGTTATGCGCAACGCAGGTTGCCGCGGTTCCGTGGCTGTCCGTGACGGTCAGCTGGGTATTGAAGCTGCCGAAATTCGAGAGCCCCGTCGCGTCCGTTGTCCGAGCCGATGGCGTCGTGTACGAGGGCATTTGCACAACTCCATCCGACCCGGCCCCGGCGTACGACCAGGCGAACGATGCGAGCGCCGCACCATCGAGCGCATAAGATCCGCCCCAGTCAGCGGCCCCCGCGCTGAGGTGCATCGTCTGTCCCGACGCCACCGTCTGGATAGATCCGGGATCACAAATTGGGGAAAGGCCAGGGGGGAAAGCCTGGGCAGTTCCGAGGGAGCCGACGAGCGTTTGCGCGAAAGAAGAGGAGTCGGTCGACAAGGCCCCCGATTCAAATTTGTAGTCCAGCCACGACGCAGGCGCAGCGACGAACGGATGCGGGATGCTCGTCGGAGGAATTGCGGAGTTGTACCACCGCACGTAATCGACATAGCCGGTATCGCCGGTGCCGCCGATGGTGATGTCGCTGGCCGCGATCGTAGAGCCGAGAGGATGCGACACGATAGAAAAGGTGCACCGCATCAAAGTTTGTCCGGTCGGAGTGTTCCAGACCTGCCCATAAATTTTCCCGGCCGTCAGGTCAACCGAAAGTAGGTAGGTTAGGTCGGTATACCCGGCTGCCGATGGCGTGCAATTGCCGACCGTGGGGCTGATTGTGTCTGCGGTCTGAAAGCTGAACGAATCGGCGCCATAGTCGAAGCCATACCCGCCAACCGACACAAGATGCTGCGTTGTGCCCGTATTGACCAGCCCGTGGAAGCGAGCCGTCAAACTGAAACTTGCCCCGTTGATGGTAGACGGGGGGACTGTGATGCTCGCGGTTGCCGGCGTCGTTGGAGTATTGATCGCGGCGCCGGCCGAAAGCGCCGAGCCGAGAATGAGTACCAGGAACTTCATTTTGGTTTAGTTGCCCGTTCTGAGCAGGTAAGGCGATCCAGTAGCTCCGCCAGTAGAGGCGGTCCAGACGGACGGCATCGGCGAAGCAAAAGTGATCGTGGAGCCGGAGCCCGTCGCGACTCCCGTCGCGCCGCCCCCAAAGGCCGCATTGAGAGTATTCACGAGCACGATGTTGAATCCCTCGCCAATGCAAACCAGCTTTAGGGACGTGTCATTCGACGCGCTCACGATCGCGTATTGTTCGCCAACAACGAGACCAGAGCAAACGCCGCCGGATACATTCGTTCCGCCCGTCCAGGTGAGAGTATGCGCGCCGGTCGCCGTAATATTGCTGCCAGTCGCCCGCGCCCAGCAGAGCAGAGTCGTCGGCACGAGCGGAGACCCCGAGTAGGAGAAAACGCCGAATAGCATGCTGTTTGACCCGTCCGCGGCGGGCGTTCGTACCGCGTAGGTGATGTCCGGCATTGTCGTCGTTAATGCGGTGAACGCAAATGAGTTGCCGCCGAGTGGCGCACCATATGCGGCGTAGTCGTCCGAAGTGCCCCCGCCTGAGTAACTTGTTCCGAAAAGCCAATACCCCGGATGCGACGGTGTTGGACCTCCGCTTGTGCTGAGGCAGCTTCCGCCGCCTGATTTAACGCACGTGAGTCCGTTCGTCGGATCGACGCCAAGCGCAAATTGATTACTGCCGCCAGGATCGCTAATCGTGCCAGTCGCGCCCCCGAAGGTTGCGGCGCCAGAGCCCCCGCAAACGAGAGCGGTGCCGTTCCAGGTACACGGCCCCATCGGCGAAGCCACTCGTCTAAAATTCGTGCCATCGTACGAGTACAGGGAACCTTTGCCCGCTACCGAGCTGCCGGCGGGAACTGCTGTCGTCCCATCCTCGAGCATCAGCGTCTTAGCGCCGAGCCCGGCGACATTCACGGTTGCCGTTCCGGTATTCGTGGTTTGCGGGATGAACGAAATCGTGAGCCCCGCAAGCGTCGACACTGAAGGTGTCGGCGACGGACAGGTATAGGCCGTCGTGCTGCCGCTCGCGTCCGCGCAAACCGTACTCGCGGGCGGACCAGTCGCGCCAGTTGCTCCGGTCGACCCCGTAGCGCCCGTGGCACCCGTGGGTCCTGTTGGCCCCGTTGCCCCCGTTGGCCCCGTGGCTCCAGTTGCTCCCGTGGGACCAGTCGGACCAGCCGGACCGGTAGCGCCGGTGGCGCCGGCGGGACCGGTGGCGCCTTTGAGCGTCCAGGTGTTCGTGGCAGTGCAGATGTAAAACTCGTTTGCCGTGTTGGTGTAAATATCCTTCCCGGCCGTACAGTTGCCGGAAGGAGCGCCGATGCCGGTCGAGGCGGCCGGCTTCGAGTTGATTACACTGTCGAGCGCCGGATACGAAGACGACGGCACGGCCGAGTATTGAGCGAATCCGAGGCCGATCGACAGAAGAAGAAGCGAGATCGTTTTCAACATTTGAGAAATCCTTGGTTTAATTGGTGAGCGCCGCCCAGCTCGAAGACGTGAGGGTCGACCAGCTCGAGGACGTGAGGGTCGACCAGGAGAGCGGAGGAGGAACTCCAGACCCGCCCGGGCAAGTGTTCGATACCGCTTGCGCGATCGACAGCGACGAGTACGTCGTGCAGATATGCCAATCTTCGGCATTACGCCGGTACCCGCCCTTAATTGCATAGGTGACCTGATACGTCCGGCCGGCCGGACTGCCCGTATCGGTCGGAAGAAATTGAGCGGAGAAAGTCCCCTTGACGACAGGGATAAACGCCCGGCCGCCGCCGATCGGTATTCCATCGGCCGATACGAAGGGTTCCCAGTCCACCATGAGCTGGCCGTTCACCAGGCGCCCTCGAGCGTCTCGAATCGTGTCCGTAACCGTCGTTGGATTCTGCGCGCAGAGCGCCGCGGCGAATGCGATCGCGAGAAGAAAGCTTTTCATCATGCTGCCTTTGGTTGCGCCGCCGCGGCTTCCGCCGCCGCCTGCTGCGATTCGGTGTCGTGTTCCTGCTGCGAGGCCTGTAACCCCGCCTGGTGAGCCTGTTGACCCTGCTGCATGGCGGCCTGGTGACCCTGCTGCATTTGAGCCATTTGCGCCTGGTGTTGGCGATCGGCGTCGCCCTCCGCGGCTTGCTGCTCGGTTTGCGCCGCCTGTTGGAGCATCCCGAGGCGAGTCTCGATACTCTGCATCTCGGCATCGAGCAACGCTTGGGCGTTTTTGCCTCGAGCCTGCAGGTCCGCGACGGTCAGCTGAGTTTGTGCCCGAATGAGCTCCATCTGAATTTTGGAATCCGCCTCGACGCGTTTTTCCTTGATGATGTCGGTCAGCTTGTGGAGCTGCTCGACCATTGCGTCGTGTTGCATTCCCATCTGCTGGAGTTGGGCTTGCGCCTGCTGGAGCTGCTTCGCGGGATCCTGGTTCTCTTCGGGATCCTTGAGCTGGTCTGGCAGCATCTTTTTCAGCCGTTCCGAGACGGCCTGCGCTTCCGGCCAATCCATGTTTTTGACGAGGACATCGCCGGCGATCTGCATCAGCGGCGGGTAGGACTTGGATAGCTCAAGCATCGCCTCAACTGCCTCTTGCCGGCGGGATTCGTAGGAGGCGCCAACCGAGACGGTTACGTCGTAACGGCCTTTCGTGACGTCGTAAATGCGTTGCATACCGTCCCGGAAGGTCGGTTGATTGATCGCGACCTGTTCGACGGTTTCGTCGGGCTTGATAATCCGGACGATTCGGTCTTTGTCGTAAATCTTGGGAATCAGGTCGACCAGAATCCGGCCGGCGAAACGGAGGGAGCGAACCAGATTGTCCGAGAGGTGCAGATTCGCGGTGTCGCCCTCTTTCTGCCGAGCGAGGATCGCGCGGCCGGACCGGTCACCGTGCCCGGTACCGAGCGAGTCATCGTAGAGGCCCGTCGTCGCCTTGATATCGGCTGAGCTCTGCATGATGGCCGCGGATATCGCGGCAATGGGAGGCTCGACGGAGTTGCGCTGGGGAGGCGGTAAGGGTTTGCCTGCGACGTCGGTCGGGTTGTACGTCAGGACAGCATGATTAGTGGTGTTCGCCGAGGCCCAATCGTTCTCGAATCCTTCAATCTGCCCCGCCGCGACGATAAACGGCGACTTTGGCGCAAGGCCGATCGACTCGGTTTGCGCGGAGACGTGGTAGTTGTACATCCGCTGCGAATCTTTGGCGAAGCGGATCACGCCGAGCAAATGGCGATCGCCTTCGACAATGATTTCCGTTCCAAGGACGGGTACGATCGGAATCCACTTGCCCGCCCAGTCCTGCGACTCGAGCTCCTCGCAAGCGTTGATCTTCGACCACTTCACACGCCGGCGTTCGCTCGGTCGCTTTTTGATAACACGAGCGCCCTTGGGGAGCTCGTCTTCAAACACCTTTGAGCCATCCTCGAGCAAGCACACGTCTTGTGTCTCGGTTTCGACCCGGAAGTATTCCGCGATCCTTACCGAGTCTTGCGATGCCCAGTCTTGCGCAGAGTCGCCAAGGCTTTCGAAGTTGTCGAGGCTCGCAAGCTCGGATTTCGGGTAAGCCGCTTTGTAATCGTCGAGCGGCATGTCCTCGACGATGAAAGCCCACTTGGCATCCGAGTAGTCCGGTTCGACGGCCGAGGGATCGAAGTACACCGTGAACGGGTTCAGAATCCGTTTGCAGATGATTTCTTGATCGAAGCTCGTCTCGTCGCAATATTCGGTCAGGTAGCGCCAGAACCCGAAGCCGGACCGGACCGCGCACTCGAAAGCGTTATCGTGTGCGATCGACGCATCGGAATTGACGTCGATATGCCGGATCATGCCTTGCAGGATTTCCGCGGTGTCGACGTCGGCGCCGCCGCCGACCGGGTTTACTTTCGTTTCCGGACGCGATTGCCGCTGTTCGTTGGTAACCTGTTGAACGACCTGGGGCAGGCGGTTGACCGTAAGGCACGGCCGCTTATCGTCATTTCGCTGTTTTTTGACGTTGTCCGGCCACTGTTCGCCGGCGAAGAAACGCAGATCGTCGAGCCCTTCCTCGCGGATCAAACGCTCAGCTTCCGCAGCTCGGCGGAAACGCTCGAGAGCGGTCGATATCAGTTCGTCTTTTGGTCCGCCGGCGTACGGCTGATCGGTGGTCATCCCATCCAACCAGTCGGCGAACTGCCCGACCGCGGTTGATTCGTCTTCTTGACGGGCTCCGTCTTGCACCTTGCGCGGCCGGACACGACGCCGTAACGGGTCGCATCCATGAGGTGATCGTCGGATTTGACGACGCGGCCCTTCTCGTCTCGGTGATACTTCCGGAACTCGCTCAACCAGTTCGCCAGGTCAGAGAAAACCTTAAGCTGTCCGGAGCTCAGCGCTTGCCAGACCTCAAAGATTCCGGACTCGACCGCGTTCTCTGCCGTCTGGAGGTCCAAGCCCTCTTTCTGGTACAGATCGAGCAGGTTACGGCCGTCGACCTGGTTGGACCCGATACAGCTCGGATCGATCACGCCCGGAATCCACGCGCCAGGCGCTTTGATGGCCGCGGCGTGAACCACGGGCTCAGCCTGCCCGCGATAGTGTTCGTGATACAGATACATCCGATTGGTGTCGCGATCGAGCGCGAACCAGATCGCGGCCGTCCGGTTCCAGCCGACATCCATCCCGTACCAGCGCGGCCAGTGTTTCGGCAGTTCGAATCGCGGAACGGTGATGTCCGATTCGGCGATCGGATAGATGGCGCCGATTCCGAGGGTCGGGACGCCCTTCGATCGCGCTTCGCGCTGGTAGACCGGGATCGACGCATAGAGCGCCGCTTTCGCTTGCTCGGTGAGGTGCGGGACGTCGTCCCAGGTGGCCTGTACGTAAAACTTTACGCGCTTCGCCGCCTCGTCGGCTTCAATGAACCCCTTGACGACGTCCGACAACCCCAACAACGGCGTGAACGTGAGCAGCATCGAGCCGTCCGTCGTCGCCGTCCGCATCAAGGCCTCGACGTAGACGTCTTCGGGTGGTTCTTCATCGAGCCAGACGAGATGTTTCGCGGTACCTTGCCAGCTTTCGCGGCCCTGTTCGTATGACTTCAGGCCCAGGACGGAACGAGCGCCGGTTTTGTGGAGGACATAGATCGTGTCGACCGCATCGGCGAGGCCTTGCCGCTTTGCGATATGGATGATCGCATCGCCCGGGATCATCCCGGTACCCCATTCGCCCGGCTTGCCGAGCAGCTTTTCTTGAATGACGTCCCGGGTGCAAAGGTTGTCGATTCCACCGGCCCAAGCTTCGATATGCGACGTAAACCGCTTGCCCGTCCACCAGGCCGGATAGTTGCCGGTGAGGTGTGCCGTTACCTCGTACGCCGCGACTTCGGTTTTCCCGGTGCGGTTGCCGGCCATGAACAGGCGCTCGGGGAATGCGGCGCCGGCCGCCATGAACTCGAGGTGCTTGGTATACAGCTCTCGCCGATACTGCCCGGTATCCGGGAACAGCGTCGCGAACTTATTTCTTTTCCGTCGAAGGAGCTCCGCTTCCATCGTTGCCAGCGAGGGCAAGCTTTTGAGCGGTAGCGAGGAGCTGAGTAAGTTCGTCATCGGTGAGTGTCTGGAGCCGTTGCGCCTCAAGCGAGATCGGCCCGCCGTCCTTGCCCGTTACTTCGGCCGAAACGCGATCGCGATACCGCTCAGGCTTCAGACCCTTCAGCAGGAATTGAAGGAGCGAATCGGAGTACTTGATAACGCCGAGCGGCTTTTTCCCGTATATCGGTTTTGATATATCGGGCTTGCCCGTCTCCGGGTTAATCTCGAAACCCTTGAGCGGGTACGTAAACTGCCCCTGGTACACGTTCGGTTCGAAGATTCCCTCGTGTGCCCGCCGGACTGCTTCGTCCTCGAGCATTGAGGCGGCCTGTTCGACGGCCGCGGCGAAGGCCTCGGCATAGGCCGGATCCTTTTTCATCCACTCGTAATGGTCGCCACGGTCCATCTTGGCGGCCTTTGCTGCCTTTGTGATCGAGCCACACGCGGCGAAGGCCTTCAGGAAGGCTTTGTGCTTGCCAATAACGCGCTTCGCCATATCAGCGGGTAACGACGGCAGAGGCCATCTGCTTTAGCTCCCAGTCGCACCGCTCGCAATGACCGCAAGCCGAATTCAGCGCAAACGAACCGCGGCAAACACCCCGGGTGTACTTCGGAAGGGGCTCCGACCCGATAGGCTCGTACTTCCGCTCGAAAACGTCTTTCGGGTTCAGGTATACGTACCCGTCGGCTTGCAAGACCCAGTAATCGCCGACCACGGGTTTCATGCGCGCGGTCATCTCGGGCGTTGCGTGAACGGTTTGATTATCCTCAAGGCTCAAAACGAGGGAAGACGGATCAACGGTCGACAATTGGCGAATTGCCAGGATGCGAAAAGCGTGAACGATTACAGGTTTTGCGCGGTATCTCATGCAAGAATACTCAGGACTTGCCACATCGGAGTGTCCGGACTCACGCCGAGCCCGTTCGCGACGAATCGCAGGTAGTTGCTGGTGTCGTTATGATCGGCCGGCGGCGCGTACACATTGATCGCTTGTCGCAGCGTGTAGCCCATGCCGGCGTAAATTCGTAACTGACGCTCGAGATCCTCCCAGCCGTGTTCGTCGGTGTCGATCGTGCCGACGTCGTTCGGTCCGTTCGGGTGTTGGCAGTGCGGACCGTGGCGCAAGTCGCCCGGGTTATGCCGGACGGTCGGAATCGCGCCAGGCCGGCCGAAGCCTTCCATTTTGGCGATGAGGACAGCGCATTTTGTCCGCATTAGGTGTTCCTCAGTAGAAGCCACCAAAACGCAACGAAACCGACGAGGGTGAAGAAACCACCCAAAAGATTCATCAGATTTGGTCCGATATCGATCATTGAAAAGCCTTTCTCACCCGCGACCCCGACATATGCGAGCACCGCGGGCAAAAGACCGGCGCCCCGGAAAACACGAAAACCCGAGGCGCCGTTGAAGGAGAACTACCGACTAGTCGGCGACCTGTTGAGAACTACTCGGAGGCGACGGGAAGCGGCGCCGGATCGACAACGGGAACCGGAGGCGGTACCGGACGCTTCGAAGCGAGCGCAGCCGCGGAAAGCTCATCCATCGCGGTATTGAAGTCGATCACATCCTGGTCGACGATGCCCTGTTGTCCAGGAATGGGAGCTGCAGCGGTTTCGGCCGCGGTTTTCAGATTGCCGAGAGTGGTTTCGTCGGCGCTAAGCTTCGATTCGCGCTTGGTGGCGTTTTGAATTGCGAGGTCAAGAGGATTCACACCCGCTAGTCGGCAGCTCGGGGAAGCGTTCAAGTAAAAGCGTCATGCGGCGCGATGCGATCGTGAGCGCGACCGATTCGTTTTCCGTTCGGTTGGTGATGCTCCAAAGGTAGTTGAGCCGGCGATCGAGCCAGTCCCGACGCTCGACAGGCGAGCCTTCCGCGGGATAGCGGCCGTCGACGATATCATCGCCAAAATTGCGGCGCAAAATTCCGCGCCAGAATTCCTCTTGTTGTGCAGGTTTATGGCGAGCAGCACGCCGCGGCATTATTTCCCCTTGAGCAAGCTAAACAACACAACGAGCAGCGTACCGACCGAACTCACCAAGACGCCAATGATCCACCAATGCAGCTTGTCGAGCTTCTCTGAGTTCGAATCGCCTTGCTTTTCAACGCCCGTGATGCGCGCGCCGTGCTCGGCTTGCTTTTCGCGAATCTCGCCTATCTGGTCTGTGAGATGTTCGAGCGCGATCATGACGCCGGCGCCGTTTCTACGACCTTGAGCGATCGCGACCCAGTCTGATGCGATTCAATGACGGCCGCGCAGACTTCCGGCGCGACCTGGTCGAGAGATCCGAGCGTCACCGTCGCCAGCCCAACGAAAGCTCGAGAGCTCACGAGCTCGGAGAGTTTCTTGACGTTGACGGTCCGCTGATCCCCACAGGCCCCGATATACGCCGTGTATTGCTTGCCGAATACGGTCTTTACTTCGGAGGCCGGCAGCGACGCCGCCGAGGCGCGCAGCAGCTTCCGGAGGGTTTCAATGCGGTCAGCAACCGGCTTAAAATTCCTAGCCCGCTTTTCGAGCGTGCCCAACTCGTCGACGAGCTCGGCGAGCGCAGCGGTTTTCTGTTTGGTAGCGGTTGCAGCCTTCACACCCGCTAGTCGGCGTTATCCAGAAACGTACTTGTGACCGTGGCAACGGCCCGGATCCGGACCGATCGGGAGCCCGCAGACCGGACAGCGTTTCACGCGTGGCCGTCCGGAGGTTTCGGCGAGCCGGCCGCGTCCGAGGTCAGCAAAAAGCCGATACCCGTCGCAATGCCGGTAATCTGCCCTGCGTACTTGGGCGAAAAAGAAGCGAGCAGAGCCGCGACGCCTGCAATCGAGGATCGCGGATTCGACAGAACAAACCGCCAAGCCCGGGCGATCGTGTCGGCGAGCTGGCCGGCAGGTACCGCTTTCGCCAGGCGCGGCAGGACCAGGCCGACGAGCAGCGTCCCGACCGGTACGCCGTATTGAAGAAGAAGAGAGGGTTTCATTTTCGGTTGAGTCCGTAAATCAGCATGAAAGCGGGTTGAACAATGGTCGAAACGAGCGCCCCGTCGACACCCGCGGTTGGTTTCGAGGCGCGAACGTACGGCATGAAGTACAGGTTTTTCGTGTGCGGAATCCGGATCGGGACGCCGATCGAGCCCGTCAAAGCGAGCGAAGTCGCCCCCGTTGGCAATTGATCCCGGCCGCCTTGACCGATGAGCAGCACCGATAAAGCGCCATTTGCCGAGCCTGCGATGACGTAGGCGAGGCCAGTGGTAATTGTTGAGGGTAGGGCAGGGGAGCCGGCGGCAACACGCGCTACAGGCGTCGAGAGCGTCGACCAGTGGAATATATTCGACGTGCCGAGACGTTCTGCGAGATTCACGTCCGCAGAGATCGCGTGAGCGTCACCGCGGCGCCAGCTCGGGCCAATTCCGATCGTAATATCCGGCAGCGGTGGGTCAGACGTTGTTTGAGCAGACGCCATTGAGGCGAATGCGGACAAAAAGAGCAGCGCAACGAGCGCAAGCAACAACCAGGCGAAGACCTTCACGCCCTCTTAGTCGGCGAATTACGCGACCTTCAAATCGTTCCGGATAAAAGCGAGGGCCTCCGAGTGAGCTTTAACCGCCCGCCATTCCGGGATCCCGAGATCCGCGGCGACTTGCGCCAGGCTCGGCTGATCCGCCGAATAGTACCGGGCGAACACGGCCGCCTGCTCATTCGACAGATAGGAGCGCGAGAGCGCGATCCGCTGCAACTTCCGTTTGCGGTCGATGATGCACTCGACGTTTGGAGCTTCGCAGGTTTGCTCGTACGTTTCTTCGATGCCCGGCCGAGTGTTTTCGGTGTAATGCCGCCGGCGAGCGAATTCGACGATGTTTCCGTGAATAAACTTGCGAGCGTACGCGTCGAATGGCGTGTTGTTGTGGTTTTTCGGATCGTACAGCGTCGCAGCTCGCAACAACCCCAGGTGACCGTTTTGAATGAGATCCTCCAACTCAAACGAGGGAGGCAAACGTTTCTGGATGCGTTCCGCGATCGGACGAACCAAATGAAAATGCTGAGCAGCTAATTTGTCACGACGCTCGAGAACCTTGGCGCGATGGTTTCCCGAGTCGATCGAGACGACTTTGGAAGAAAGAACCCGTGACACCGGTGTAATATATCATATGTTAGAAACATCACACCACGAGGGTCTTTTTGTACGTAGAAATACGCAGGTAAGGCTACGTACGTCGCATACGGGTTTTACGGATTGGTTGCGGCGATCGCACGGGGCATGCTGGCCCGGTTGATGGCGCCGGCCGCCTTCCTCTGAGCCCGATCGAGCCCGTCCCAGGCGATCTGGACTTCAAAGATCGCGTGACACGTATCGCAAGGCTCCTTAGCCGTCATCGCCTCTTCGGTCGTGTATTGCCGGCGAGGATGCCGCGGACAGGTCAGCGTCGCAGCTCGTCGCGGGTGAATTCTCAGCATTGCGTTATGCGCGGTTCGTTCGTTGGCACGGTCCGCTGAAGTGTACCCGCCAGGTACAGCGCAGCTCCGAGATGGACCGTGCCGCGAAACGATTTGCTCTGGCTAATATTCCGCGCCCTCCCTTCTGGCCGTTCCCGCGACGACGGGTAAGCGCCGCCGCGGTGATTTGAGAAACGGGCCTCACAACCGACAGTGGAGACGAACATTTACCGCGATGCCGGCGGCTCGGCTTGCTTCCGAAAATCATTCGAGCATCGATTCAAGCAGCTTCGCGAGCGCCTGGTATTGGGCGGGATAACCCGGCCGCATCATATCCTCGCGCTTGATGTCCTGCATCTTGATCTCGACGTGGGCGCCCTCTTCGCCGTCCTCTTCAACGCCAGCGACAATTATCGTTACGTTGAACCGCGGGAAAGGGTTTTTCATGCGGCCTCCACCCGATCGAAGGGCTCGCTCACTTCTCGAGCACCAAACGGCAAAATCTCGCAGGTGAACCAGTCGACGAAGAACCTCGCACCGCATGCCGAACAATCCTTGAACGGTTCCGGCGCCCGCGCGGAGACGGCCGCGCCGCATTTGCAATGGGTTGAGAGCGTGAAAAGCTTAGTCATGCTGCTGCCTTTTCCGCTGGCTGCAGCTTGAACCAGATCTCCCCCATCTCGAGAGCCGCCCAGGTTCTCACGCGATCCTCGCGATCCACCCAATGCGCGCGGGCCTCTGCGATCGAGAAATGACGGCAGCCGCAAACCACGCGCAAGCCAGAGCCCTTGGCGACGTAAAACGTGATCGGCCCCCACTCAGCGAGCCCTGAGATTTGCATCGGAAGCCCCAACACCTCAAACTCACCGATTTTCGCGCCGGAAAGGTTCGCGCCGGAAAGGTTCGCGCGGGAAAGGTCCGCGCCGTAAAGGTCCGCGCCGGAAAGGTTCGCGCCGGAAAGGTTCGCGCGGGAAAGGTCCGCGCCGTAAAGGTCCGCGCCGTAAAGGTCCGCGCCGGAAAGGTTCGCGCCGGAAAGGTTCGCGC